AACACAGGTCTTCCTCACGTTTGCATTGACAGGTATATGAAAAGAAAGGCTTTTCTAAAAATTAAAAATTCGTACCTGCGCTCGAATGTAAGAAGTGACACAATTGTTAAGAAAACTTAACATGTAACTTTTGACAAAAAACCCCTGTTTTCGTGGTTATATATGGGGGGATAAAGGGGGGCGAGGAAAGGCTCCCCGACAGGCATAGCAGTTACGCTAAACCAACGGGGAGCCGAAGAATGCCAGATATCCCCTCCGTTTAAGGAGGGGTCTAACCAAATACAGGAGAATCAATGGCAGTAGACCGAGGCTATGGATCTGGTGCGGCTAAGCGCAGCAAGAGGCGACCGCTAAGCGGCGCCGAGCGTGCTCGCGCAAAGGGTCTACGAGAAGGTACCATTGGTCGCCGTTCTGATGCGTCGCCGTTCAACGACATCAAGGGTCGGGCGATTGGCTGGGACGAACTGGCGAGTCTAGCCGCCGCCGCTGGGTTCTCGATCGCTGGAACTGGAATGGTTCGGACGAGGTCGTCAAACCCGTCACCGTCCAGGTCTTCATACGGGTATTTTGGCAAACCAATCAAACAACCAAAGAGAGGTCGATAATGGCACGACGATTGAACCCAGATAACGCTACCGCCAACGCTCGGGCGCAGAAGGTCACCATCGGCAAGAAGAAGTTGACTAGCACTCAGGTCATCAAGCGCAACAACCGCAAGTTGGCTGCATCGCCAATTGGTAAGGCTGCTGGTCTTGCCATGGCATTCCTGCCAGTTGGACGCGCTGCGCAGATCGCATCACGACTGAACGCAACTGGTCAGGCTGGAAAGGCTGCAATGATTGCCCGTCGATCGGCAGCAGCAGAGGCTGGTCGTACGTCGTCAAAACTATTTGCCGAAGCAACTGCAAAGTCACGTTCTCTTGGTAACAAGAGGTTCCAGAAACTTGCTCAAGAGGCATGGGACCAGAAGTGGCTTGGTCAGAATCTTAGAGATTCTGCACGTAACCTTCCAAAGGTTGCAAGTCTTGCTGTCCGACCAACCATTGGTAAGAACTTGGCAAGGGCTAACCGAGCAAGTTCAGAGGTTAAGCAGGCACAAGCAGAGTTTAGTGCGGCTCAAACGGCTGCAAGGCAAGGTCGACCTGGTTCACTTGCGGAACTTGAACGAGCAAATTCAGTGCTTCGTCGTCTACAGACTCGCGGCGTTGGAAAAGGAACTGTAAGTGTCGGCAAGGGTACGATCAACAAGAAGGGTCTTGCAGCACTTAACAAGAAACCATTCCCAGGTGGTCGATAATGCCAGGTAAGATGATTCCACGTAAGATACGGGTAAAGCGCCAGGTCAAGGGCAGCAAGCCGAACAATCGACCTATGTCTGGTGCAGAGTATGACCGCAGCCGAAGCGGAGCCAACACGCTTGGTCCTAACTTCGCTGACAAGCGCCGCGCTACTGGCGGAAATGTATACGACCCAAAGAAGGTCGACCTTTTCAACATGAGCGGTTTTATCGGTAAATACAAGTACGTCTATCCAGAGCGCCTAGAGGCGAAGCGTGGGGGACGCAAGAAGGTCTGATGGCAAAGCGAGGGTTTACCAAGGGTAAGAAGCGAGAGATTCCACTCAGCCAGATGAGCAGAGCGGAATACAACGCAAGGATCGTTCAGTCTCAGGGCGCAAAGCGAGTTCAGCAGCGCCGAAACGATATCTCTGCAAATGCCCTCGAGTTTGCCACTGGATTCAATAAGCGCGACGGCGTAGACCTTGGTGACATTGGCGGTCTAGCGATCACCGCAGCCACGCTAGGGTCTGGGTCCCTCATTAGGGGCGCAGCGCGACGAGCAACTGCCGCTGGGCTTAAGGATACCATCATTGCCAAGGGCGGGGTTACGATTAACGCTAACTCAATGAAGGTCGTTTCCCCTAAGCGCGGATACTCAGTTGGAATCACTAACAAGACGGCGATTAAGATCCCTGTTAAGAAGGCTAACGCTGGTAACATTGCAGACGCCTTTGACAAGATTAAGAAGCAGTACAACCCGAAGAACATGGGTGCATGGGTCGAGCGTGGTCAGATCCACATCGATCCAACCCGCATTGTAAAATCATACGGAAAGGCACAGAGGATCGGTCGAAAGATGAATCAAGACAGCGTCTACTCATTTGGTGCCAACCGTGGAAAAGGTGCAAGCCTAAAAGTCATTAGGCGAGCAAAATGAGCACGCGCCTAGAAGAGGCGCAGCGGTATGTCGACAACGCGAAGCGCATTCTGAACCTCTCTCAGTGGGAGATCAAGGTCAAGGACTACCCTTCGGCTGAGGATGCGTATGCGGACATCGAGCCGCACGATCAACTCTGGCACGCGAAGTTGCGCCTCTCCGAGGACTTCTTCAAGGAGCCCGCTGTCGAGCAGCGGAAGATCATCGCCCATGAGTTGCTCCACCTGCACTATGCAGGAGTGGAGCGGCTGGTAAACAGTACCGAGTCCGTCATGGGGACGGCAGCGTACGACCTCTACTCGAAGGTCTGGGATATCGAGATCGAGCGGGCAGCGGATGCGCTGTCTGGACCAGTCGGCGGTCTGTTGCCGATTCCAAAGTTCAAGGGGACAAAGTAATGGCAATTCGAAATGTTCGACGACCAGTTGGTCCAAAGCCGCCGAGCGAATCTGGCGACGGTCGAGTATACGCTGGCGGGTCTCCATACTTCAATGAGGCAACTGGAACCTATCGACCAGGAACCCCAAAGGATATCCTTGACCGAGTCTACGGTCGAGGTCGTAAGGGAGATAGACCTGATCGCGGAATTAACCCGCCTCGTCCACCACGCGGACGAAAGCCAAAGCCTGGAAAGGTTGACGATGGTCGTAGGACCATCATGCCAGTCCCGCCAAAGGGTGGAAAGCGACGACCGATGATTGATCCAGAGGATCGGGGTCGTAAACTGACAACTAGAAAGCAGACTAATAAGGGGTGGCGATAATGCCAGGTAAGATGATTCCAGTAAAAGGTAGGGTTGTCGGAAGAAGGGGCGGGAAGAATAAGAATAAGCAAAATCCTACTCGCGGAGTTCCATCGAGGGAGCAGCGACAACTTCCATACACACCAATCAACAAGCCAGGAATTAAGGGTGGTCCTCGATCAACCGCACCTGGATACAATCCAAAGAAGCCAATGATTCTCACTCCAATTGGGAAAAAGTCTGGCGATATGGGAAGCAAATCAAGAAATCAAAGATTCCCACAGAGACTTCCAAGTAGGCGCGGAGGTCGATAATGGCACGTCGAATCAGCCCAGATACGTATAAGAAGAAGAAAAGTAATCCTTCTCAGCCTGAGCAATTCCCCAAAATGACCCCTACGGCTGAGGGATTCCTTCGTCCGTTTGCAAACGAAACGTACCGACGTGCCTACAAGAAGACACAGGTACAGAACGAACGATCTGGCGCTAAGCCAGTCGTAAAGGCTGCGAACAAGGAGCGTGAACTTCAACGTATTGCAGCACGTCAAAGGCTGCGAGGGAATCCTTTTGCCACTGTAAATAGCGCGAAGAAAAATTATGCAAAGCGGGCAAAGCAACGTGCCGAAATTGGTCCAAAAACCGATAAGGCTGTTGGAACCAGGCAGCGTGGATTCGTCAACGACACCATGGACACATCGCTCAATCCTTTGGGCGGTGGTCCTCGACCGACAAAGAACCGATTCCTCAATACATGGGTAAGTCCTGATGTTGCGTCACCAAAGCGACCAACACAGATTAGCGTAAAGACACGTGTGTACAGTGGCGGTAAGCACGGCGGTAACGTGAGCGGGGATGTAAATCGACCAAACAAGGGAATTAAGCAGGACAATAGTGGTGTATATGCCGTGAAGAACGAGTACACACTCTACGGTCCAAACGCACAGAAGAGAAGCCTCCCGTTCTGGGGGAAGCGTGGTGCCGCTGACAAGGGCACCAGAAAGACAGGACGATAATGCCAATGATCGAGGGGAAGAAGTTCCCATATACCAAGGCTGGTAAGAAGGCTGCCAAGGCTTATGCTGCAAAGCATGAGAAGGGCGAGTCTAAGAAGGAACAGATCATGGAGTACGGCAAGGTCAAGCGCAAGGGCAAGAAGAAGTGAAGCCAGGTCTATACGCGAATATCAACGCTAAGCGCAAGCGAATTGCTGCTGGCTCTGGCGAGAAGATGCGTAAACCTGGATCTAAGGGCGCTCCTACGGCAAAAGACTTTAAAGATTCTGCTAAAACAGCAAAGGGGCGTAAGAAGCGTGGCGCGTAACTACGCCCGAGAGTACGCAACGTACCAGGGAACACCAGAACAGATCAAGAATCGAGCCTCCAGAAACGCCGCACGGCGCAAAATGGAGAAGAAGCACGGTAAGGCAGCCCTCAACGGCAAGGATGTCGACCACAAAGATGGCAATCCTCGCAACAATGGGCACAAGAACCTTCGTGTGACATCAAAATCGCTGAATCGAAGCAAGAAATAACGGAGTAGAATGGCAACATTTAGGTTTGTCAATCGAGATATTGACATTCACTGGAACGGATACGACATCACTGGTCCAGCAGGGACAGTGTTCAGCATCCCAGACCAACTTTATGAGGAGTTCGAGGGCGACCTTCGCCCTGTCGAGCCGTCCCTTGAGTGGATTGACACCAATGAGTTCCAGACGCTGGAAAATCAGGTGTCTACTGCAAATCTATTTGCCACACTGCCGATTGCAATTGCAAGCAGCACCACTGGAAAGACGATTTCGCTCAACTCTGGCACTGCGCTCAACGGGTATCTGCTTGTTGCAGACGGTGCTGGTGGAACGATCTGGAACCCAGCGTCAACTTCTGGTCTCACATCGGTTGTTGGAGTATCTCCAATCTCAACCACGATCGCTGGTGGCGTGGCTTCTGTATCCCTTTCTGCAAACTACCAGACCGCAGGTACCTACGTCAATGCCGTTATCGGCACATCGCCCGCGTCCGTATCAACATCATCTGGCACATCGACGGTGTCGATCGATCAGGCGGCAATCACTGGTGCAACAGCGGCGACAAACGCCCAAGTCGTTCGATTCTACGTCAAGAATACTACAGGTTCGACGATTCCAAAGGGGTCTGCCGTCTACGTCTCTGGCGCAACTGGCGACAATGCCCTTATCTCGCTTGCCTCAGCCACCGCAGACCCTACGTCATCCAAGACGCTTGGTATCACTTTGGCGGATATCGCAAATGATGCCTTCGGATACGTCGTCGAGTCGGGTTACATTACCGACATTGATACATCATCTACCACTGCTGGAGCAGCCGTTTGGCTTGGGAACACTCCTGGATCGCTAGTATTCGTAAGCCCACCAGCAGAGCCAAGCCATGCTGTATACCTTGGAGTAGTGGTCCGAGTTCAGTCACAAAACGGATCCATCCTTGTCAAGGTGCAGAACGGCTACGAACTTGACGAACTCCATGACGTGTTTGTTGGTGGCGTAAGCACTGCATTGCCACTCGTATACAGCAGCACGTCATCTGGGTGGATTGCCCAGGCTCTCAGTTCTGTGGGCATTGCGGACAACGCCATCGTATCCTCCAAGATCATCGATGGAGCAGTAACGTCCGCTAAGGTGGCAGATAATGCCATCGTCACATCCAAGATCGTCGATGCCGCAGTTACTTCTGCAAAGATCGGCGCTGACGCGATCAACTCAACGCACATTGGACCCAATGCCGTTGTCGCAGGTGATATTGCAGCAAATGCCGTCACGACAGGAAACATCCTAGACGGATCGGTAACGGTTGCAAAGATCAACTCTGGTGCTGCCGCTGCCGATACGTTCCTGGCATCCAATGGTGACGGTACGGCTTCGTTTAAGACTGTTGAAAGCGGATTTAATCCTCTACTTCTGATGGGAGCATAATGGCAACAACATACAAGATCCTCGGTCAAATCTCTCCAAGTGATTCGTCATATACGACAATCTACACAGCGCCAGCGTCAACGAGCGCAGTCGTCTCAACGATTGCTGTCTGCAATCAGCGACTAGACGCCACAAGGTATCGACTCGCTATTCTTCCGTCTGGGACAACCACTCCGACGGCGATGCACTTCATTGCCTACGACGCTGCAATCTCGGCATATGAAACTCACTACATTACGATTGGAATTACGCTTGGAACTGGAGATAGTCTGATTGCGTACTCAAACGGTACGCCGCTTTCGTTCTCCGCATTTGGATCTGAGGTGGTATAATGGCTGCAAATAATATCGGCGCTTCGTCGTCAGCAATCCCAAATCTTGGTCAGTGGACCGTTGTTGAAATCAATACAACCACAACATGGACTGTTCCAACTGGTGCAAGAAAACTTAGTATCTTTGGATACTCCGCTGGATCAAGCGGCGCAAACGGCAACGTCGGTACTGGTAACGCATCTGGTGGTCAAGGCGGTGTCGGTGGTGTAGCATTTTTTGTTAAAGAACTTGACGTAACCGACTTCAATGGTGAAGTCCTCTATGCAACAATTGGCGCAGGCGGTGTTGCAACCACTACGTCAGCGGCAGCGGGGGTGCGAGGCGGGTCCACGTCGATAAATTTTGGCTCCACAACCTCATCGCTGACAATTGTTATGGCAAACTCAACTGTCTCTAATGCCATCCCAGAAGGCGGTCAAAGTAGTATTGCGACCACAAAAACAAATACTGGACTCCCAACGGTAAGTATCCCGTACAAACTAACATCACCAACAATTTCTAATGCTAATACATTTACATATTTCCTTAATCAAGGATTAACATCTCAGGCTATATCCGCATCTGGTGCAAGCGCAACATATCCAACATCATCCGATGCAGCACAGATTTATTATTTTACTGGCGGTATTGCAACCAACACAACAAGCACAAACCCAGGAACTGACGGCGTTGCGCCGACGTTCCTTGTTGACAAGGCTATTTCTTGGTCATCGATTTCAACGCTTGGATCTGTTGGTTCTAGTGCCACCAGCACAAGCCCTGGAACTGGCGGTGGAGTTGGAACTGCTGGAATTCTTGGACCTGGAGGAAATGGCGGAGGATCAGTAACAGTAGGCGTAACCAGAAATGGTCGATCTACGACTCATGGAGGTGGTAGTGGCGGTGGAGGAACCAACCTCTCTGGAGCCTCTGGGGGAAATGGCGGTAATGCAGCAGCAAACTCTGGTGCTGGTGGAGGCGGCGGCGGATCAGGTCACACCGCGCCAGCGGGTGTCGGTGGAACTGGTGGATCTGGTAAACTATTTATTTTCTGGAGATCATAATGGCTGAGAAAACATTTGCAATCGTCAGGGATGGAATGGTAGAAAACGTCATTGTCGCAGAGTCTATTGACATAGCAAAACTTGTATCTCCACCAGATGTAACCGTTGTCTCAACGGAAGACATCCCTGGCGCTTGGATTGGATCAGTAGTAGAAGATGCCCCGTCTCAAGATTAGGTCGCAACTCCCACTCGTCGAGAAGGGCGGCATCCTCGATGACTGTGGACCAGCATCCTGTGCAGCCGCAGTCTCGTGGCTCCTAAACAAGGAGATCACCGCAAAAGAGGGAGTAGCCGCCAAGGAGAAGGCAACTGGGCGAAAGGATAAGCCTGGAGTCGCAGACAATGCCACCGACCTCTCCGAGATCATCAAGACCTGCAAGGTTTTAGGAGCGAATGGTCGATGGGCGCGAGACTGGGACGATGTGGTCAAGAGCCTCAAGGGTGGCGCTGCCGTCATCATCAACGTACAGGCTGCGCGATTCTACCCGCCACAGGCAATCAGCGCGTGGCACAAGCGGTTTGTCGGTCGCCATGCAAGTGCTACCTACGGACACATGACTGCTGCTGTGTGGGACGAAGAGTTCGGATTCCAGTTTGCTGACCCGACATTCTCAGGTCTCAAGGCAGAGAAGTATGCCTGTCTTGTCTCTGAGAAAGAGTTGAAGGCAATCGCATCAAGCAAGGGTGAGGCTCCGCATCGTCGGTGCGTCATCATCAAGAAGTAAGGAGAGATCATGAGCAAGTCAACTAAGGCAGTACTCGCATCGTGGGGACGCTCGTTCCTCGCCGCATGCCTCGCACAGTTCATCGCCCTCGGTGGCGGCGCATTCGATTTCGGCGCTGACGGATGGAAGTCCATCGTGTCCGCTGGTCTTGCAGCCGTCGTCCCAGTCGTTATCCGCTGGCTGAACCCAGAGGACAAGGCGTTCGGCGTCAAGGAATAAGTGGACGTCAAGGACCTCGCACCAGTACTCACTGGGTGCCATGTCTGCCGATCCCCGCTCGTTGAGTTAATCAACAAGCGCATGAAGGATGGAATGCCAGACATGAAGATTGCTGAGTGGCTAAAGACTGAAGGATACTACATTAGTCGCAATACGCTCGGCAAGCACAAGCGAGAACACTTGACCAGCCCGCACGAGGCGGCACGAATCGTCGCCGTCAAGAAAATGGAGCAGGCGCAGCGCACCATCAAGGCGCAGCACCGAGACCTAGCGAACCTCGTAAGGGATTTCGTATTCTCAGAAGTAGAGTCTGGAAACATGACTCCGACACTCTCCGAGGGTCTGCGAGCACAAGAGATGATCGATAAGCGGAACGATAAGACCGCCGATCGAGACCTCATGGTCTCACTAGCGCAGATCCTCGGTGGTGCAACGACTACGTACGAGGTTATCGAGGCAAAGCCAGTGCAGGCAATCGAAGAATGACCAAAGACTGGGTGTACGTCGGCGGAACGTTTGACCTTTTCCACTATGGGCACGTTAAGTTTCTGGAAGAGTGCCGAAAGTACGGTCCAGTGCTAGTGTCGCTGAACACTGATGACTTCGCAGCACGATACAAGAGGGAGCCAATCCTAACGCTCGGTGAGCGTCTTGAGTCACTGAAGGCATGCAAGTTTGTCGATGACATTTGCGTCAACATTGGCGACGAGAACACTGGTCTAACGATAGACAAGATCACCGACAGGAGTATCGCCTACATTGCCCACGGGGACGACTGGTTTGGAGAGGACCTCCTGCATCAATTGGGAATTAGCGAGCAGTGGCTCTCCGATCGGGCGATTAAGATGCTTTACGTTCCATATACGCAAGGAATTTCCACTAGCGACATCATTGGGAGGATTACTAGTGAAACTGGCTGCAATTGCCACAATGTACGGTAGGCACGACAAGACCCTTCCGTTACTAGAGCAGATATTCGAATCTTCCAGGGTTCCAGACGAACTATGGATTATGTGCGAGGGGATTGACGACGCTGATGTTGCTATCAATTCCCTCAAGATACTCGGCAAGGAGTCGAATGGGGTCGTGGTCCTGCCAACCGACTTGACAGCCCTCGGGCAATATGCTATAATTCCTTATTCCCACAAGATCAACTGGGTTCTTAATCGGACTGGCGCAGATGCCATTGTATACGTTGACAACGGATCGATGCCATCGAGGGAAAAGTATCAGGTCATGATCGAGGCTCTTGAGAACAACCCGTCGTGGGGAGCCGTATACTGCTCTCAGACAAGGAGCGGGATCGATAGTCGGACTGAATGGGCTGATCGAGTTGTTGACAATGCATATGCAGTTCTGAATTACACTCAGGTAATGCACAGGAAAACAGACGACCGATGGACGACGAATATGGCTCACGCAAATCCAGACGTTGCAGATGCAATGTTCTGGCAGAGCCTACACAAGTCTATTGGAAAATTCTATCCAGTTGATGGTGAAAGAGTGCATGATTGGCACCACATCCCATCACACGCAGCACAGGGTATTTAAATGCCAAAGACAGCAGCATGGCAACGAAAAGAAGGTCAGAGCGCCAAGGGCGGCTTGAACGCCAAAGGTCGCGCATCGTATAAGGCGCAGACTGGCGGAACGCTCAAGGCTCCAGTCAAGCGGGGAGATAACCCGCGTCGCGCATCGTTCCTTGCGCGCATGGGCGGAATGCCAGGACCAGAGCGTGATGAGAAGGGTCGACCAACCCGACTACTCCTAAGCCTCCAAGCATGGGGCGCAAGCAGCAAGGCTGATGCCAAGCGCAAGGCTGCTGCAATTAGCGCACGCAACAAGGGGACTCGTGGTCGGTAATGAAACTGCACGAGATCTGGCTCTCGGTCGCACTGACATCGAGTTCTTTGCTCGGCGCTGGCTCAATATCAGTGGGCACAAAGGGCAAGTGGAATGGTGGAGAGCCTGTGCGGAACGTGATGACTCGGGGTATCGACCAAAATACCTTACCACGGTTGTTTCCGCGGGAAATCGTGCGGGGAAAACGATGGCGATGGCGATCCTCTGCCTTCACCACGCCTTGTACAAAATGGGCGTTCAGCAGCCAAAAACTGACGATCCCTCAGACGCCCGAAGATGGGCAAACATCCCGTACGAGTGGTACCACGTAGGAATCCAGCAAGAAACTGCTGAGTTGGTCCACCGAGAGATCAGCACGATCCTCAACGGCAATCATCAGGCACAGAAGGGCAACGGATGCCCGCTAACAAAAGAACTCGGGAACATTGCCACCATCGACAAGAAGTATCGTGGTGAGTATCTTTGGATCAAGTTCCACCCGATTGTTGGGGGTGCAAGCATCCACTTCCGAACTACGCAGGAGAAAGCGAAGGCGCTTCTCGGGAAGGACATGAATGGGATCTCGTTCGACGAGGCGGCATTCGAGCCCCACTTGGTGGAGATCTACCAAGAGGTCCTCAACCTCCGACGCCTCTCCACGGGTGGTCCGCTCCACTTCATCGGCACGCCGACGGAAGGCATCGGAGACTACTCGGACCTCTGGGAAATGGGAAATCCCGAAAACCCAGGACGGGATCCACAGTTTATCTCCTTTCGGCTTTCAACCCGCGAAAATGTTGGATACGGACTCACAAGAGAAAACTTCGACTCCATTGTCCGACAGCAAGCCGAATACCTCGTCCCGCAGAACGTCGACGGATACTTCATCGAAGCGAGAGACTCATACTTCTCAGCCCAGTCTGTCGACGGAGCCTTTGATCCTGACGCTCCTTCAGAGTGTCCGCCACAAAGGGGACATCGGTATGTCCAGGGATGTGACCCAGGTATTTCTTCTGACTCAACATGGTCGGTCGTACTCGATTACACAGACCGATCCAGAATCCGAGCAGTCCGAGCACGACGACGTATTGGTAAGCAAACCATTCCGTCTGTGGTGAACATGGTCCGAGAGAACGCCCTGCTCTACCAGCAGGATGGAGCGTTCTGCACGACCATCGTGGATGAGACTGGGCTTGGCGGTCGACTCTTTCGACAAGAGTTCAACGTCATCAAGCCACTCAGGGGGTACGACTTCGGCGGAACAAAGTCGAAGAAGTTGGTGCTCCTTGCAACACTAAAGTCGATGCTTGACAAGAAGCAGTTGGTGATCCCGAGAGGACAGCCGTGGGATGACCTTCGGAGGCAATTGCTGTCGTACAAGTTGAACGATAAAAAGTTGGAGACAGATGCAGTCATGGCTCTCGCGCTTGCCGTATGGCACGCCGCAAGGAACCCAGACCAGCCAGTAAAGGATCCAGTATTTTCCTATTATGGAGGCATTGATTAATGGCTAAGGTACGAGCAGTTCCACGAGCGTTCCAGGGGACGCGAGCAATCCCAGGTCAGTACACGACTGACCCAGATATCGCTACGCCAGAACAGATCAGGTCAATCGGGACGTCGCTGGACAAGGCAAAGCGCATTGGTAAGGGCGAGCGCGTCATCACCCCAATGCCGCAGGGCAAGCCAGTTGTGTCCAGCCTCAAGGCTCCGAAGACCAAGTACGGATCTACCGCAGCCTCAATTCCGCTGGCAAAGGATGGTATTGCCCCAGATATCGCCACATCACCAACGATCGTAAACTACACTACTGGCGCAAAGGGCACGCCAATCAAGAAGCAGTTCGCCAAGTTGGATGTCGAGCGCCTAACCGAGTCGCAGGCAGCATCGGTGAAGATGCTGAAGACCAGCCTCGAAGTACAGGACATCAACCCAGACACGAACTTCGAGTTCAATCTCTTTGGGGAAGTCCTGATGCGAAAGCAGACGGGCGAGCCAGAGCAGAACCGACTCCGCGCTTTGTTCCGACGCTTTGATAACCTCTACCACCCTAACGTCATCACCCTCGGCGGTGCTGACCACTGGGCGGATGATGCAACGGCTCGTACTGCTGGTCGAGCGCACGTCTCAGTCAACGTGCATGCCGCATACGTCAACATCCCTGCCTCACTTCAGGCAGTCATGCCAGTCATCAACTACATTCCAGCGGGCGAGGATAAAGACTCTCGAATGCTGGCGGCAAACGCAGAACGCCTGTTCTTCCGATGGGCTGAAGAGAATCAGTTCGATCTACTCCTGGAAGATGCGTGCTTCATCAAGTCGCTGTACGGGTACACGGCTGGCAAGATCTACTGGGATGCCGAGAACAAGATTCCTCGCCTGCGCATCGTCGAGATGCCAGAGAACCTGTACCTTGGGTTCGGAATGTCGGACTTCAGCCGCCTTGACTGGGCGATCTACACCTACGGCATGAGCCCGCAGGCTGTTGAGGAGGATTACGGCATCAGGGTCGTCGCCACGCAACAGGGTGGCAAGTGGTACAACTACACCGCCTCGACGCACGATGACCCAATCGCCAACGTCTACCAGAACCAGTTCGAGCGCAACCCGCTACGACGCGAGACGCCGTACGAGATGCAGCAGGTCGAAGTGTACGACTATTGGTACAAGGTGCCAGGAGCCGCTGGCAAGGCACCGACGGTCTACAACGCCATCTTCGTCGGCAACACGCTGGTAAAGAACACGGCGCATCCAGAGTACCGAGGCGAGATCCCATACATCCTGCTGTCGAACGCGAAGGTTCCTGGCAGCCCGTATGGTAAGCCAGAACTCTACGACGTGGAGCAGTTGCTCCGAGAGAAGGATGAACGCATCACCAACCAGGCGCAGATGATCCACTCGGTCATCGGCGGACAGATGTTCCAGTTGGTTGGACCAGAAGCGCCAGACGAAGTCCCAGCAAACGCGATCCCAAAGCCAGGGAAGATGGCGGCGCCTGGACCTGGCAACGAGATCCGATCGATCTCGCCATTCATCCCGCAGTTCCAGATCGAAGACTACAACAGACGAGTCGACAGAGAGATCGCGGTGGTCACGGGGCTTAATGACCTCCTCCTCGGGCTTGCCCCTTCGGGCGTGCTCGGGTCATCCCGTGCCATCGCGTCTCTCGTCGCAAACTACGAGGCACGCATTGCCCCGAAGCGCAAGTTGCTCTACGCCTGGGTGAAGAAGGTGTGGAAGATGTGCGCCCAGATGTGGGAGACAAAGCAGCCAGAAGTTGGTCTTGTCTTCGAGGGCAACTACCGACTTGAGATTACGCCGCCTGAACTCACGCCACGAGATACACTCGAACTGGCGCAGACAGCAATCAACCTTGTCCAGAACCGCATCTGGAGCGCGGAGCGCGCAATGGATCGCGTGGGCGTAGAGGACCCAGAGGGCGAGATGATTGTGATCCGCGAAGAGCAGACGGACGCTACACTGAACCCATCCTCGGTGATGGCAATGGCAAACCTGATGCAGATGTTCCAGCAGATGGGACTCCAGCAACAGCAGATGGCTGCCGAGCAGTTCGCTCAACAGCAGGCAAGCGTTGCCAATACCGCACGTACGTTACAATCACCAGCGGCTGGTACGCAGTCGCTTAACCAGCCAGAGAATCAGGCGCAGCCTCCAGCAGAGGCTATCCCAGAGAACGCGCTCGCACAAAACGCAGCGCCAGAAGGTGAGGTACCCGCATAATGGCACGACGTGGACGATTTGGACAAGCAACAACTGGGGGATCTAACCTAAGTTCTTTCATGAACAGTTTGATTCAGCAGAGCATCAATATGCGCGAGCGTGCGCTTCTTAACGCATTCAATGACCAGACCACGTACGGTGGCGGGGTCCCTAACTCATCTGACATCGAAGATTATGTGAACTCGCGAACTGAGGGCATGGACCCGAACTCGGCAGAGTAC